ATTATTTGACATTATAGGCCAAGATTTTCCAACTCAAGACTTCTCATTCATATTACAAGCAGCAAGATAATGCCTTTCGCCAAATTTTCCAATCTTGATTTTGATCAAATCAGGACACAAATTAAAGATTACCTTAGAGCAAACTCCAATTTTACGGATTTTGACTTTGAAGGGTCAAACTTTTCAGTTTTAATTGATACATTAGCATATAATACTTACATTTCAGCATTTAACTCTAATTTAGTAGTTAATGAATCATTCTTAGACTCTGCAACACTTCGAGAGAATGTAGTTTCACTTGCAAGAAACATAGGATATGTTCCAAGATCAAAGACTGCAGCAAGAGCATCAATATTATTCCAAGTTCAAACAAATTCATCAACACCGACTCTAACTCTACAACCCGGACTTGTATGTACTGGTGTGGATGATGACACTAACTTTGTTTTTTCAATATCAGAGAGTATCACATCAGTTGTCAATAATGGAATCGCACAATTTGGAACATCTGATAGTCCGATTGATGTATTAGAAGGAACTTTCCTCACAAATCAATTCATAGTTGATGGATCATTAAATCAAAGATTTATTTTAGATAACGGATCAATAGATTCTTCTTCAATAGTCGTTTATGTAAAAGGTTCTGCAGATCCGGGTCTTGGAAAGCAATATAAGTTGGTTGATAACATTATTAATGTCACATCTACCTCAGAAACTTATCTAATTCAGGAAGTTCAGGATGAGAGATATGAACTTTTGTTTGGTGATGGGATTTTTGGTAAAAAACTTGAAAACGGTGCAGTAATCACTGTTCAATATGTTGTGACAGGAGGTGTTGAGGGTAATGGCCCATCAATATTTGCCTATGCAGGTAGTTTACAGGACTCTCTAGGAAACATAGTAGTTCCAACAGTTGTACCGACTGTGACTACGATCTCTGCTGCTTCAAATGGTGGTGAGATAGAGACTTTAGACTCAATTAAATACTTTGCACCTAGACTGTATTCCGCACAATACAGGGCGGTTACGGCTAGAGATTATGAGACAATTATTGCATCGATTTATCCTAATACCGAAAGTGTATCAGTTGTTGGTGGAGAGGAATTATCACCACCTGAGTTTGGTACAGTATTCATTACTATCAAACCAAAAAATGGTGAGTTTGTGTCTGACTTTGATAAAACAACCATTTTACAAAAATTAAAAAGTTACTCACTTACTGGTATAAATCAAAAACTTGTAGATCTTCAAGTTCTTTATGTCGAAGTTGATTCATTTGTTTATTATAATTCATCACAAGTCGCAAATGTGAATGATCTTCAATCAAAAATCACTTCATCACTTACTACATATTCCAAGTCATCCGATCTTAATAAATTTGGTGGCAGGTTTAAATACAGTAAAGTGCTCAATGTGATTGATAATATTGATAATGCAATTACATCAAACATAACTCGTGTTAAGATCAGAAGAAACTTAAATGCATTAATTAATCAGTTTGCACAGTATGAATTATGTTTTGGAAATGAATTTAATGTTAAACCAGAGGGATTGAATATAAAGAGCACAGGATTTAGAATTCAAGGTGAATCTGAGACCGTTTTTATTACTGACACACCCAATGCAGATAAACTTAGTGGTGTAATATCAATTGTTAAGAAAGACGAGGTATCAAATACAAATATTGTTGTTGTCAAGTCAGCTGGAACTGTTGATTATGTTCATGGTGAGGTAAATTTAACAACTATTAATATAGTATCAACTGATAGACCTAATAATGTCATTGAAGTTCAAGCATTCCCTGAATCCAATGATGTAATCGGATTGCAAGACCTATATCTGGAATTTAACATTCCTAATAGCACTATAAATATGGTTAAAGATACGATAACTTCAGGTGAACAAATTTCTGGTGTTGGATATAAAGTTACATCATCTTATGCAAACGGAGAACTAACAAGGACATAATATGATCGGAACTGGTATTGAAAAGCGTATACAAGTACAACAAATTATAGAAAGTCAACTTCCTGAGTTTATCCTCTCAGAAAGTCCTAAAACAGTTGATTTCCTAAAACAGTACTACATCTCTCAGGAACACAGAGGTGGAGTAATGGATATTGGTGATAACTTAGACCAATATCTTAAATTAGATAATTTGACTCCAGAAGTAATTGTTGGTGTAACAACATTGACATCTGGTATTACTTCTACTACAGACACAATCACAGTATCGAGTACAAAAGGATTTCCGAATGAATATGGACTTTTAAAAGTAGATGATGAGATAATTACATATACTGGAATTACTACTAATACATTTACTGGTTGTGTTAGAGGTTTTAGTGGTATCACATCATATAAAGATAGTAATAATCCCGGTGAATTAATTTTTGAAACAAGTACTGCAGGTATTCATACCACTGGTATCACTGTTAATAATTTAAGTGTTTTATTTTTGCAGGAATTTTACAAAAAAATCAAGTCATCTTTAACTCCCGGTTTAGAAGACTCTTCTTTTGTATCTAATTTAGATGTAAGTAATTTTATAAAAGAATCAAAATCATTATATCAAGCAAAAGGAACTGCAGAGTCATTTAGAATTTTATTTAATGTACTCTTTGGAGTTACACCAAAAGTTGTAGATTTAGAAGAATTTTTAGTTAAACCATCATCAGCAGAGTATATCCGTAGAGAGGTAATATTAGCTGAGGTCATAAGTGGTGATCCAAATAAGTTAATTGGCCAAACAATTACTAAATCAAATGATCCTCAAACAAAAGCATCCATATCTGAAGTTGAGGTAGTTACAAGAAACAGAAAAACTTACTATAAGATAGGTTTATTTGTAGGATTTAATGAAAGGACAGGTATTCAGGGTACATTTACGATACCCGGAAAGACAAAAGTAATAGGTAATGTATCTGTTGGATCTTCAGTGATCACAGTTGACTCTACTGTTGGATTTGGAACAACTGGTATAGTAATATCTGGTATAAACACAATTACATATACAGATCGAACAGTTAATCAATTTTTAAATTGCACTGGTGTTTCTACAGCTATATCAACAACTGATGATATAAGATCTGATGAAAATGTTTTTGGATACGAAAATGGAGATTTAACTAAAAAAGTTGAGTTGAGAATTACTGGTGTATTATCAAACTTTGAATTACTACCTACAGAGGGTTCAAGTGTTACATCTGAAGGTGAAAGAATATCTATTAAGAATGTTGGTGAAGTTATACCAAACCCAGTAAGTGACAAAACTAAAAAAGAGGTATGGTTTAACTCATGGATTTACAATACATCATGTTCTTTTGATATTGATACTATTAGTGGATCTACATTTACACTTAAATCTAATTTTGATAAATCAAATTTAAAAGAGGGTGACACTGTACAGATTTTAAGAAAAGGTACAGAAATAGTTGATGTTGATAATGCAACGATACAAACAATCACAGTTACATCAACAACTAATCAATTATTTTTAAATGGTATTGGTGGATTTACACCAACAACAGGAATTGAATATTTTATTAGAAGAAAATTAAAATTAGCGACTAGTAGCACATCAGAATTACAATTTGGAAATGATGTGATCACCTCAAATGTGCAAAACACATATAATTTGAATGAAACTGATTTTTATGTGGCATCATCTTCTATGCCAGCTTATGATATTACAGAAACAGTTGATAAAAGTACTATTTCTGAAGCAAATGGAACAAGATTGCAAGGATTTAGTAATCTAACACAGAAATACTCTATCATATCATTTCCAACAGAAGTTACATTTATTACAGGTGATGCGGTATTTTATAAACCAGAAACAACTCGTATACCAGAACTCACTGAAGATGTTTACTATGTAAAAGTATTAGCAGATAAGAAACAGATAAAATTATATGCATCAAGATCATTCATTGTGATTGATGATAATATAGAATTTACAGCACTACCAGTTGGAAGTGGAAAACAATCTTTTGTATTGTTAAGACATAAAAATGAACAAATTGGTGTACAAAAAATATTAAAGAAGTTTCCTGTTGAACCAAATATAAAATCTGGTAAATCAAGTCTTACAAGTCCCGGTGCTACTGGAATTTTAATTAATGGTGTTGAGATAATAAATTACAAATCTGATGATAAAATTTACAGTGGCCCACTTTCAAGTATCAAACTTTTGAATGGTGGTTCAAATTTTGATGTAATTAATTTACCTAAGATTGTAATTCCAAGAGTTGGATTAGGAACTACTGCACTTGTTCAACCTGTCATATCTGGATCTCTTAAAGAGGTTTTAGTAGACCAGCAGAATTTTGATATAGAAAAAATATTATCAATAACATTAAGTGGTGGCGGTGGATCAGGTGCGATTTTAAGACCAATTGTAACCAAAAGAGTAAGAGAAATATCTTTTGATGCAAGACAAGCCACGGTTGGTGGTGGTGTTGATATAAACCATGATAGAATTATTATTAATGGAGGTCACAACTTATTAAGTGGAGAACCATTAGTATATGATAATAACGATAATGCATCATTAGGTGTATCAACCATCGTAGCAGGTATCCATACATCAAACAATGCAGATCAAAATAGATTTTTATCTAATGGTTCGGTTTATTATCCAGAAGTTATTGGTATTAGTTCAATAAGGTTATTTGAAAGTTTCAGTGATTATAACGCTGGAGTTAATACTGTTGGATTTACAACTGTCAATACACAAGGCACACATAAGTTCAAATTACTAAATGAGAAGAAACATCTCAGATCTGTAATTGTAGAAAATCCTGGCTCAAATTACACAAATCGTAAATTAATAGTCAAACCCTCCGCAGTATCAACTATTGAAAATAAAATTACATTTGCTAATCATGGATTTGTAAGTGGTGACACTATTGAATATAATTTTGCTGCTGGTGGATCAATAATATCAGGATTAAGCACATCAAGTCAGTATAAAGTAGTTAAAATAGATAATAATTCATTTAGATTAACAAGTACGCTGAATAATGATTATGAAAGAAATAATTATGTTAAATTTACTTCGAGTGGCACAGGATTCCAAGAATTTCAATTCCCACCAATAGTATTAACAGTAAACGCAGTATATTCTCCAGTTTCGATTGCTCTTACAGAGTCACTTGTTGTTACACCAATAGTAAGAGGATCAATAATTGATAATTATTTGTATGAAGGAGGTACAAATTACGGATCTGACATTCTTAATTTTGAGAAAAAACCAAGTATAAGAATACAGAATGGTAAAGAGGCCGAGATAAAAGTAATCGCATCCAATGGAAAAATTATTGCTACTGATGTAAGGTTTGGTGGTAGTGAGTATTTCTCACCACCCGATTTAGAAGTAGTGGGAATTGGATCAGGAATAGGTGGAAGATTAAGACCTGTTGTCGAGAATGGAAAAATAACAGATGTAAAAATTATTAACGCTGGTATTGGTTATACAACATCTCCACAAATTATAGTAAAACCTGCAGGTACAGGTGAGATATTTGATCCTGCAGTGAGAAGTCTCACTCTTAATAACTTAGAGAGATTTGAAGATGAAATATTATTGCAAGAATCTGTTACAAATTTACAATACGCTGTAGTTGGATATAATACCTCAATTTACGGTACTGAATTGGGTGATTTAGGTGGGGGACACTCTCCTATTATCGGATGGGCATATGATGGTAATCCAATTTATGGCCCATATGGTTATAGTGACCCCACAGACTCAAACTCACCAATTAAATTATTAAATACTAGTTACACACTTAATACTGCAAATATTACAAATCGTCCTTCCTCATTTACATCCGGATTTTTTGTAGAAGATTATAAGTTTACGGATGATGGTGATTTAGACTCTAGTAATGGTAGATTTACCAAAACACCTGATTATCCTAATGGGGTTTATGCATATTTTGTTGGAGTTACAACAGGAATTCAAGGTAACTTAATTCCAAAATTTCCTTATTTTATTGGTGATACCTACAGATCTGAACCAATAGAGGATAATTTCTTAATTGATCAAACAAATTTTGATTTTAATGGTAATAATTTAATTAGAAATACCCTTCCATATAAAGTTTCTGATGATTTTGCTGATAATGATTTCCTAATAGAATCTAATGAAATAGTAGAACAACAATCTGTAGTAGAATCTGTAACTAGAGGTCAAATTCAAGATTTTCAAATTGTTGAGGCAGGTAGTGATTACAAAGTTAACGATTCTCTTAACTTTGATAATTTAAATACTTCTGGTGGGGGAGCCAGTGCCCGTATATCGCATGTAGAAGGAAAAACTATTAGTAGTGTCAATACAAGTGTAGAGACCTATACAAATGTCGTATATGTAAGAAAGAACGCAACTCAGGTAAGTGCATTCATCTCAACATCACATACATTATCTAATAATGATACGATTGCAGTTTCGGGATTATCAACAAGTATTCCAAATCTAACTGATTCACACAAAATAGGTGTATCTTCGGAGAGAATTGTATTATACAAAGAATTAGGTGCAAACGCTACTGCTGGTGTAGTAACAGACATTTATGTGTCTAAAATTCCTGATGTAGTATCTGCTGGAAGTAGTATAGGTATTGGAACAGAGAGTTTGTTGGTGCTGAATACATTTAATCAAAAAGGTATATTAAGGGTCAAGAGAGGAGTGGTAGGTGCTGCTCACACTTTGTCAACACCAGTATTTACAGTACCAGATAGTTTTGATATTGATCTTGTAACATCACCATTTGAATCCAAAGTAAATGATATTGTATTTTTTAATCCAGAAGAGCAAGTTGGTGTTGGTACAACTGCTGGAATCGCTATTGGCCTGGCAAAATCATTCACTACAGGTGAACGATCACAAGTAATCTCAGTTCCGTCAAAGAGTATATTCATTCCTAATCATCCCTTTGTCAATAATCAGGAGGTAATATTTAAAAAACCAACGAGTGCAAATGCAATATCGTGTGGAACAGGAACAACAACTGCTGTAGCTGCTAGTTTTAATTTACCATTGACTGGAGATAGTCAAACTGTATTCATAAAAAATATTTCAAAAGATTTGATTGGTATTTCTACCACAAGAGGTGGAGAAACAATATTTTTCAAAAATGATGGAACAGATAGTTTTGAATATTCAATTGAGTCAAACTTTACGCAAGTATTAGGTAAGGCACAAAAAATTACTGCTCATGTGGCGGTGTCAACATCTCATAATCTTGCAAATGGTGATACAGTAGACTTAGCACTAGATTCTAATATTTCTGGTGGTACAGGTGTTTCAACTTCAGTTACAGTAAAATATTCTGCTGCTGAAGATAGAATTTTAATAAACACTGTACCTCTTGCCCAAACTAATATAGGAAATGATAGTATTTTCTTAGCAGATCATGGGTATGAAACTGGACAAAAGGTATATTATGATGGTAAAACAACTCAAGCTACTGGATTATCAACAAACACATATTTTGTCTATAGGTTAGATGATAATACTTTCCAATTAGCAGAGACAAGGTATGATGCAGTTAATGAACCACCAAAAGTAGTTGGTATTACTACAAATACCGGAGGATCTAGTCAAGAATTATCTCTTATTAATCCACCATTACAAATTGTCAAAAATAATGATTTAGTATTCTATGTTTCTGATTCATCACTATCAGGATATAATTTTAATTTTTACTACGATTCTAATCTAAAAAATGAATTTGTTTCTACTGGATCAACATCATCCTTTGTGGTATTAAAAGAGGGAACTATAGGGGTTGGAACTACATCTACAATTACATTAAAATATTCCGATTCAAATCCTGTAAATCTTTACTATGCCATTGAAAAATCTGGAGTTGTAAGTCCTAATGATCCTGATGTTGATAATGGATCAAAACTAACATATGTTAATAGTGATTATGAAGGTTCATATTCAGTATTTGGAGTTGGGACTACATCATTTAATGTATCTTTAAATAATATTCCTGAAAAATTATCATACACATCCTCACAAACAGACAAATTATCATACATCACTAATTCTACTCTGGCAAGTGGTGGTGTAGGAAAGATTTTATTAACATCTGGAGGCCTAGGATATAAAAATATTCCCGGAATTTCTAGTATTACATCTGCAAACGGTATCAATGCAAAAATACTATGCCTATCTGATAATATTAACAAAATTAATCAAGTTAGAATATTAGATCCCGGATTTGAATATCACTCAGATAAAACACTTAGACCTGATGCTCGTATATCCCCAACTATTACTTTAATAAACTCTGATGTCATTGGTAAAATCGAAGTGGTGTCCGGTGGTAAAAATTATATCTCTCCCCCAGATTTAGTTGTAGTCGATCCCGAAACAGGGCAACTAACAGATCAGGGTGTTATAGAATTACAATTATCATCAAGTTCAATATCTGAAGTAAATGTTATTAGTTCACCAAAAGGTCTAAAACCAATTGAACAAAGAATCAGAACTATTAATAATTCAAATGGTGTATCTATATCTCAAGTAGTAGGAATGTCTACTACAAGCACTGTTGGTGTTGTTACATGCACCTTGGTAACTCCTGTTGCAGGTTTTTCAACTTCTGTGTTTGCAGTAGGTGATCAAATATTTGTGGAAGGAATTCAACTGGATTCTTCAACTGGCTCTGGATACAATTCCACTGATCATGGATTTAATTTCTTCACAGTCACATCATACACAAACACCAACCCTGCTGTGGTTAAATTTGATATGACTGGAATTACAACAGTTCCTATTGGTATTGCAAAAACTACTCAAAGTAATTATGCAACAATCACTAAATTCAGTGATTATCCATCATTTAGAACTACACAGGCTACTGCACAATTTAAAGCAGGTGAAAGACTTGCAGTTAAAACAGGAAATAATTTTGTAATAGGTAATCTTACAGTGTTTGAAAATAATCCTAATGAGTTTATCAGAATCAGTGGAAAGGATGAGTTGGTTGTTGGAGATCAAATAAGAGGAGAAATAACTGGTACTGTGGCGACTATCAATTCTATAGATGTGAATCGTGGTAGATTTAATGTTGATTTTTCACTCAAACAAAATCGTGGATGGGATACGGAGACTGGTAAATTAAGTGAAGACTATCAAGTTATTGCAGATAATGATTATTATCAAAACTTATCTTATACAATACAAAGTCCCATAACTTATACAGATCTTGTAGATCCTGTCAATAGATTATTACATACAACTGGCCTTAAGAATTTCTCAGATACTGGAATTACATCAACTGCAAAATCAGGGATATCATCAATTTCTAATTTAGTCTTATCAAGAGATTTAATTACAGATCAAAGAGTTGATTCAATTAACAATTTTGATTTAGTACTTGATACAGATACTCTTGATAATGGGGCAAAATCAAAGTTTATTAAATTCAAAAATAAAAAACTTGCAAGTTATATTGAGTGTAGGACTAATCGTGTAATCGAAATTGATGATATTAGTTCTCAATTCTCAAATGCTGAGAGTACAAATAACAATAGAATTGATATACCAATAACTGAAGATTATACAAGTTATGTTGTTCAAACTAAAAATATATCTACAAATGAAGTAAGATTAGACGAAGTAGTTGTATTCAAGGATTCAACTGATACATTTACATTTGAAAAAAATAGTTTAGGTATTGGTACAGATCGAATTGTTGATCTCGTTGGATTTACAGATTCAGCAACTGGTGATACTTCACTTAGAATAGTTCCTAATGATCCTTTTAACGATGATTTAGATATTAAAGTATATGAAAATAGATTCAATAGCACTTTATCTGGAGTTGGTACTCAAGCTGTTGGTTTTGTTAACCTTATTGGTGTGAGCACTAATGTTGGTGCTGCTGTGACGACAAGTGTTTTATCAGCATCTGTAGGATTTACATCTGCTTTCTATGCTACTGTTGAAGTTAAAGATACAATCACAAATGAGAAAAATTTAGTTGACATTTATGTAACACAAGATGGAACTAACTCATACTTTACTGAATACTATGTTGATAGTGGAGATATATCAAACTTCTCATCTAATTTTATAGGAACATTTACATCAAATCTACAATCAAATATTTTATCATTAGATTTTAATAATACAGGTATTAACACTGTTAATGTTCGTGCTAAGGCTGTTGGATTTGGAACAACAACAGTAGGAAATGGAACTTATAGATTTAAAGATTCAACACAACTAGCTGGGTCAGAAAGATCTGTAAACTTACAATCAAATTATAAGAGAGTCAGTGCTCTATCAACCATTGTTGGAGTTGATTCAAACAAATATAATGCAATTAAGAGTATTGTAAAAGTTTCTAAAGGAACTACTCATGCTATGCATCAAGTTATTGCGATGCATGATGGAACAAGCACATCTACAGTTCATTATCCATTCATATCAATAGGAAGCACTGCAGGTATTGGTACATTTGTGGCAAGTTTCTCTGGATCTAACTTTAATTTAAGATTTAATCCAGATAGTGGATTTAGTGATGTAGAAGTTCAAGCATATAGTGAATTATTCTATGAAGATGTTGATATATTCAATATACCTCCAGATTTAACATATGGTAGAGTTAGTGAGTCTGTTAAAGTTAGACAATATAATGCTGTCAATGGTGATCGTGCAAATAAAAAAGAATTTGAATTGAAACATGATGGAGTTCCAATATTCTCAAAACAATTTAGGCCAACCGATTCATCAATTTTGAATCCTGTTACAGGTGTATTTACAATCACAGATCACTTCTTTAGAACAGGAGAAAAACTAAAGTATACACCTAAGAGTTCATTTATTGGTGTTGCAGCGACTGCAATGACAACTGCACATAGTTCAAATCTACCAACAGATGTATTTGCTATTCGTTTAACAAAAGATACATTTAAATTAGCATCAAGCAAATCAAATGCTAATGCTGGAACAGGAGTTACCTTTGTATCTTTAGGGTCAGGAAATATTCATCAGTTGGAAATGACCAAAAAGTTAGAAAAAACTGTTATTGATATTGATGGGTTAATTCAATCTCCAATTGCATTCACACCGGTTAACACAACTGTAACGAATAATGTTGGTGGTAATATATCTTCTACATCAACTGTATTCAGTGTTGCTGGTATATCTTCAATTATTGAGGGTGACATACTTAAGGTTGGAACTGAATTGATGAAGGTAACATCTGTTGGTGTGGGAACAACTTCTGTAGGCCCAATTTCAGGTGGCGGTGCCATTAATTTAGTTGGAGTAGAAAGAGGATCATTGGGAAGCACAGCAGCAACACACTCAGATAGTGACGCAGTTCGTAAGTTCACAGGTTCATTTAACATTGTTGATAGTAAGATATTCTTTACTGATGCACCCAAAGGCACTAATAATGTTGCAAAAAATCAATCTAACTTAGAGTTTCCTCGCTCAGAATTTAATGGAAGAGTATATCTAAGAAATGATTACTCTAACAATAGAATATTTGATGATATATCTGATGGATTCACTGGTATTGGTGCAACTCACAGAATGTTTGTTGCCGGTATTAATACAACTGGAATTCAAACTGGAAGTAGCATTGTTCTTCTAAATGGTATATTTCAAAAACCAACAACTGCAAACAATAGTGGAAATAATTATGAATTTGTCTCACCTTCAGCAAGTGCTACAGACATTGTATTTACAGGAATCACATCTGCAAATGGAAGTAAGGTTGTTAGTCAGTCTGATGTAAACTTAAATCAACTCCCAAGAGGTGGAGTAGTTGTATCACTAGGATCAACAGGTGGACAAGGAATTGCACCTTTAGTTGGTGCTGCTGTTACCGTGGTTATTAATGGAAGTGGAACTATCACTAGCGTTGGTGCAGGAGCTACAGATGTACACGGATCAGGATATAGAGGAAATGTAGCAATCGGAGTTACAGATGACACTGGTAATGGATCTGGTGCTAATGTAACAGCAACTGTAGGGGCAGGTGGTACTTTAGCATTTACAGTGGTTAGTGGAGGAACTGGTTATGTTAAACCTAAGTTGAATATACCAGATCCATCTTATGAAGCACTTGATGTAGTCGGTGTTTCTAGATTGGGTATTGGTGCTACCACAGATACTGGCCAAGGTCTAAAAATTACAGTCGATGTTGGTGCAAGTTCAACAACAGGTATTGGTTCTACCATGTTCACTGTTTCACAATTTAAAATTGCAACACCCGGTTTTGGATTTAAAAAAGGTGATATAATCAAACCTGTTGGTTTAGTAACTGCTCGTGGTGCAGTCATGACAGACTTTACTCTTTCAGTTGATGAAATATTTACTGATGAATTTGCATCATGGGATTTTGGTGAATTTGACTATACAGATTCTATAAAAGGTTTACAGAATGGAACTAGGACTCGTTTCCCAATAAGATTAAATTCACAATTACTAAGTTTTGAGATTGACAGGAATACTGCAGATTCTTCTTTAATAGAAATGCAGAATTTACTTCTTATCTTTGTAAATGGTGTTATACAACATCCCGGAAGAGATTATACATTTGAGGGTGGTACAACATTTAACTTTACCTCACCACCAGACGCAGATGATGATGTTGCAGTCTTTTTCTATAAGGGAACATCTGGTGTTGATACCATTGTTGTAGATGTTACTGAAACTCTTAAGAAAGGCGATGTAGTTCAGGTCACAAGTAATAATGATATTCCAAATACTATCGCACAAAAAAGTAGAACAGTTGTTGGTATTACAACATCAGACACATTTGAAACTGAAATTTACACAAATGTAGGAATTGATGAGGTTAACTTTAAACCACTTAAATGGACTAAACAAAAAATTGATAAAGTTATTGGTAACGATATTATTTCAAAATCAAGAGATTCTATTGAACCTTTAATTTACCCAACTGCAAGATTGATAGGTGACTTGGGCACAGGAACTGCAGAGGGTACAAGTATATTCGTAGATAATGCAGAATTCTTTGATTATGAAGAAGATACAAGTGCAGCTGATGCAACTATTACAAACATCATAATTAATGATATAGGTGTATTAGTTGTTGATGATAAATCCCCTGTAACTGCAAAACTATCAGCCACTGTAAATGCCACAGGACAGGTTTCTGTTTCAGTTATAGATGGTGGAAGTGGATATGTTGGGTCAACCACAAGCATCTCAATCGCACCTCCTGTAGGTGTGGCAGCAACTCAATTCGCTGTTGCAGGTGTGTCTACATTTGCAGTTGGAACTGCTAATATTACAAGTGGTATTATTACATCAGTTACAATGAATAATGTTGGATTTGGTTACACGAGCACCAATCCACCAATCGTGCTGGCACCAACACCAGAGGTTATAAAAGAAAATATTACGAATATCAAAACAGTTGCGGGATTCTCTGGTATCGTAACTGGAATCTCAACAGCAGTCATAGGAGTTTCAACACTTGGATTAAGAATTGGTCTCAAAAAATCATCTGGTAACTTTAGTGGATTGAACGCAGGTTTCCCGATTTACATCTTTGATACTCATGTTGGCACAGGTTTGACATCATTAAATACAAGTGGTAATCCTAATGATGTTGTTGGAATCGGAACAACATTTGCTGATAATGTTTATGTAATTCAATCAATCACATCAAGTGGCACTAATGCAGAAATATTAGTAAATATTCATTCAAATACAAATCATTCTGGTTTGGGAGTGACTGTTGGAATTAATAGTGGTAATAACGGTCGATTCTCATGGGGTAGATTATTTAACTCCAGTGGACAGGGAGCATTTAATCGTGCTAATCCAATTGCAATAGGAGTAACAGGTAAAACTGTAGGTCTTACAAATGGGGTTGGAATAGGTTCTTTCCCAACAGTTCAGCGTAGAGTTTTTGGTATTCGTAATACTGGAGCACTTCGGAAAAACTTAGGTTGATGGAAAGTAGTATAAATATAGAAAAAAAGCAATAAAATGCCAGCAGTTGTAACAGATCAGTTTAGAATATTAAATGCGAGTAACTTTGTCGATACAGTTACGGGGATAGGAGGCACTGATCCATCTAGCTCATTTTATGTGTCAGTTAGTTTACCTAACCCCACTTTAGTTGGTTTTGGTAGAACTTCCACATGGAATACAGCAACTCCAAATCCCGTTGATAATATTAATGATAATAATCACATTGGTGATACTACTTTATTTGGAAAAAGAGTTATCGGTAGAAATGTAAGAAGATTGATTCGTAGAGTAAATTGGACACAAGGTACAAGATATGAAATGTATCGTCATGATTATAGTGTGAGTTCACCATCACCAATCACACAATCATCAAGATTATATGATGCAAGATATTATGTAATGAATGAGAACTTCAATGTTTATATTTGTATCGACAACGGATCTTCAGGAATTAATACTACAGGTAATGCATCACAGGATGAACCAACTTTTACAGATTTAGAACCATCAAAGGCTGGTGAAAGTGGTGATGGATATGTATGGAAATACTTATTTACCGTTGCTCCTAGTGATATAATTAAATTCGACTCAACAGATTTTATTGCTGTTCCAAATGATTGGACAACTACTACTGACGCATCTATACAATCTGTTAGGGAAAACGGAGACTCAGATACAAATAATAACCAAATCAAAAAAGTATACATTGATAATCAAGGTGAAGGATATTCTGGAGGACTTGGCCAAGAGTTTAATATTCTTGGAGATGGTACAGGTGGTAAGGTAGTTGTTGATGTGATTAGCGGTAAAATAACAAATGCAATAGTATCATCTGGTGGTAAAGGTTATACTTATGGAATTGTTGATCTTGGATCAATCAATGCAAATGCATCAACTAAGGCAAAATTAATTCCAATTATCCCCCCATCTAAAGGTCATGGGCACAATGTTTATGAAGAGCTTGGGACTGATAGAGTGTTAGTTTATGCAAGATTTGGTGGTGATAATAAAGATTTTCCACTTGACACTAAATTTGCACAAGTTCAACTTGTTAAAAATCCAACATCCATAGGCACCACATCAATTTACTTTGGTGATTCATATTCATCTTTAAATGCTTTTAAGTTTTCAACAACATCAGGAGTACCTAGTATTGGTGAAAAAATCACTCAAACTTTAGGTGGTGGTTTGAAAGCAGTTGGTTATGTAGCATCTTATGATGCTGAAACAAAAGTGATGAAGTATATTCAAGATAGATCTCTATATTTTGGTAATTCAACTGATCAAACAGATTATGTTGGTATCTCAACTCTAGGCCAAGTTCTAGCATTTGAGTCATCAACCAATCAAGTTTCTGCTCCAAGTGGATTCAGTGGATCAATTGAAACCACATTTAGTCTTGGTATTACCACAGTTGGATCTAAGAATGTAGGACTAGGAGTGACTTTCACAAATGGTCTTGCTACACCTGAGATAAATAAAGGGTCGGGTGATATAATTTACATTGACAACAGAGCGACTATTACTAGAAACTCAAGACAAAAAGAAGATGTCAAAATCATTCTGGAATTCTAAAAAATGCCACAGAAAACTAATTTAAATATAAATCCATATTACGACGATTTTTCAAAGGATAGTAATTTTTACAAAGTATTATTTAATCCGGGAAAACCAGTTCAGGCAAGGGAATTAACAACTCTACAGTCTATCTTACAAGATCAGATTGAATCTTTTGGTAGTCATATGTTCAAAGAGGGATCAATGGTGATTCCCGGAAATAGTCAATATGATCCAGAATATTTTTCAATTAAATTAGACTCTAACCATTTAGGAATCCCAGTTTCATTATATGTAGATCAGTTAAAAGGTAAAATATTAGAAGGTCAAAGCACAGGCATAAAAATACTTATTGATGATTTCTCTTTACCAAACGATGCAACTGGAATTACAGATCTTACACTTTTTGTAAAATATATTGACGCTGGAATTGATAATACTTCAAAATTTTTAGAGGACGGTGAAAATTTATTAATTCAAGAATCTATTGTATATGGAAATACACTAATAAATTCTGGTGATACTGTAGCAAATTTAATTGATGTTGACGCATCTGGTGTAGGTTGTAGAGTTTCTATAGCTGATGGTGTTTTCTTTATTCGTGGAAACTTTGTAAATGTTTCAGCTGATAAGATAGTGCTCGATCCATACACTAATACTCCGTCATACAGGGTTGGACTCTTTGTTAACGAAGAGTTAGTTTCTGCGAATGATGATGAATCTCTATATGATAATGCAAGAGGATTCTCAAACTTTGCAGCTCCCGGTGCAGATAGACTTAAGATTAGTACAACTCTTACTAAAAAAGGCCTTACAGATTTTAATGATAAAAACTTCATTGAAATAATGCGTCTTGATAATGGTCAACTTAAAAAATTACAAAATAAATCACAATATAGTTTAATAAAAGATTACTTTGCTAAAAGAACATACGAAGAATCTGGTAACTATTCTGTAGGCAATTTTAAGTTCGATGTTGAAGAATCTTTAAATGATGGAATATCAAATGAAGGTGTTTTCTCTACAGGTGAATTAACAGATCAAGGAGCAACACCAACTGATGATCTATTTGCACTTAAGGTATCTCCCGGAAAGGCATATGTAAGAGGATATGATATCGAGAGACCTGTTACCACGATATTGGATATTGAAAAACCAAGAGATAAAAAAGAGATTGAATTATCATCTGTTCCATTCAAGTTTGGAAACAAATTTCAATTAAACAATGTTAATGGAACACCAAAGTTAGGAATTAATATTAATAATACAGTTAGTTTAAGAGATCGAAGAAAAACTACTGCAAATGCAACCAGTGGTGCTGGAGATCAGATTGGTAAGGCAAGAGTTTATGCTTTTGAACTCACTGATGCTGCATATACTGGTGCTTCTTCTAAATTTGATCTTTATCTTTATGATATTCAGACACATACAACTTTGGTTTTAAATACTGCAGTTTCATCTACAGAATTACCTGATACAGCATTTATTGAAGGATTATCAAGTGGTGCTTCGGGATTTGCTGTTAATGCTGGTGGTAATAGTGCAAATATTAAATTACGAGATACATCAGGAACATTTATCGCTGGTGAACAAATAAGAATTAATGGTCTAACTACAGTTGCTCGAAGTATTAAAACAGTTACAGCACATAGACTAGAAGATATAAAATCAGTTTATCAGGATTCATCTGCATTTGCAGGATTTGCATTTGATTTTAGTGGTGATTTAGTTCTTAAACAATCTCCAATAAGTGAATTAGGGCCTGGTGATGAAGTTAATGTGGATGGATCTAATGTGTTAACATGTGCTGGTAAAACATTTGGATCACTAAAGGTTAATGATATAATTATTGTTAATTTAACAAGTAATGCATCACCTGTATTTAACCGTGTAAGTGCTATTTCTGCCGATTTAAAATCAGTCACATTAGTAGCAACAACTAGTGTCTCTAATGTTAATGTGGGAACTGTCTTACAAAGTAATACTCCTACAGGTATTAGAAAAGGAATTCCAGTTATTCAAGATGAAGGAAACGGATTATTTGCACAACTTGAAAATAAAAATGTTTCAGATGTATCATTAACAAATTCAGATTTATCAATCAAAACACAAATTACAGGTGTGTCTATTGGTGCAACTGGTGTATTTTCTGCAAATATTACAGATACAGATTTAGGATCTGGTGCAACCTTTGAAACTTTTGATGAAGATAGATATTCAGTTCATGTCCATAATGGAGCAATTGCACCTTTAACATCTGATCAAGTTGAAATTAAAAATAATGGCCAAACATTATTGATTCAAGGATTGGTTGGATTAACAACGACTGGAGCAAATGTTGTTGTAAACGCAACTGTTCGTAAAAATGACATTAAAGTAAAACAGAAATCATTTGATAGAAGTAAAAAAGTTAATGTAACTCTCACAAATTCTGGTATATCCACTGCAAATGGACTAACACAAAATACCACTGCATTTGGATTGAGAGTTGAGGATAAGATAATATCACTTAACAATCCCGATGTTGTAAATGTTGTTGGTGTATACGAGTCTCTTACAACCTCTAATCCAGTTTTAGATCGTTTAGTGTTTGTGAGTGGATTAGCATTAAACACTGCCTCAGTCATTGGTGAAAAAATTACTGGCTCAGTAAGTGGTGCGATCGCACAAATTACAGATCGTGTTTCTGCAACTATTGTTGAGATAGCATATCTAACACAAAATAAATTTGCGATTGGTGAAACAGTTACATTTGAAGAATCAAATATTATTACTAATTTACAAGGAATTACAGAGGGTTCATATTCAAATATCACCTCAAGTTATACATTAGATAAAGGACAAAAGCAAGGTTTTTATGATTATTCTCGAATTGTAAGAAATGCTGGTGAGAGAACACCAAATCGTAGATTAACAATCGTATTCAATCACTATACAGTGCCATCTAACGATACTGGTGATGTTTATACAGTGGGATCATATGATGAAGAGAGGTTTTCAAAAGATATACCTTCTATAGGTGGTGTCAGAGCCACAGATACATTAGACTTTAGACCTAGAGTTGCTGAATTTACTTCAACGACAAGTTCTCCATTTGATTTTCAAAATAGAAATTTCGCATCTGCAGGTGTAAATCCAACATTAGTAGTCACTCCTAATGAATCATCAAAGATTGGTTATAGTTTTTATTTACCAAGGACAGATAAGTTAATACTTGATCCAACTATCAATATCGATTCTGGTTATACTAAAGGAGAGTTTCAAATTATTAAAGGTGTTTCATCCGAAAATCCAGTAACACCAGAAGACATTGAGACTGGAATGAGTCTTGCAACTATTGAAATTCCACCATATCTCTATGATGTAAATGATATTAAAATTACTGTTATAGACAATCGTAGGTTTACGATGAGAGATATTGGTAAAATTGAAGATCGTTTGTCCAATCTAGAGGCAGTAACATCATTAAGTTTACTTGAGATAGATACAAAAACATTACAAGTACAAGATGCTGATGGTTTATCAAGATTCAAATCTGGATTCTTTGTTGATGATTTTAAAAATAATTCATTACTTGATATTTTAAATCCTGAATGTAAGGTAGATGTTGATTCTGATGCACAAGAATTAGTTATTCCAATTGATTTTTATTCATTAAAACCGGAGCTAGCTTTAGATCCATCGATTGATTCTACAACTGCTGATTTTTCTGCTGATTTAAATTTACTAGACTCTGGAATTAAAAAAACAGGTGATTTAATTACTTTAGACTATGAAGAGGCAACATTATTAAATCAACCACTTGCTTCAAGAGTAGAAAATGTAAACCCATTTGCACAAATATCATTTGATGGTGGAGTAGTACTTAATCCAAGTGCAGATACATGGACAAGAAATATAATATTAGATAATGGAACAAGAACCGAATTCGGTGATAGAGATGATATATTTACATCACGCATACTTATCAGTAGTGAACCAGATACACATATTCGTTCTCGAAATGTTGGATTTAATGCAACAAGAATCAAACCTAATACGAGATTCTATGCGTTCTTTGATAGTTCAAGTGGATTAGATATTATTCCAAAACTCATTGAAATTACAATGGATTCTGGTGTTTTTCAGATTAATGAAACTGTAGATGGTTTTGATGGGTCAGAAAAACTAATATCATTCCGCACATGTCAACCAAATCACAAATCTGGTAGTATATCATCCCCAACTGGAACATTTGGATTAAATCCTTACAACACTTCAGTAACTTTAGCAACAACTTATTCTGCATCATCAACGGTAGTCAATGTTGATATTGCATCTTTAACTGAAGAAGCACAAGGTAGATTCTTTGGTTATATCAAGAGTGGAATCAAATTAGTTGGTAAAACAAGTGGTGCGACTGCAACTGTTTCAAACATAAGATTAATTTCTGATAATGTAGGTAATTTGCAAGGGTCATTCTTCTTTAGAGATCCATTATCAACTCCAGTACCAGCAGTAAGATTTAAAAATGGTGAAAAGACATTTAGATTAACTTCAAGTAGCACAAATGAAGCAACAAATATTGGCCCATCAGTAAGTGTTGCTAATGCAACTTATAGAACAAGTGGAATTGTAGATACAGTTAGACAAACACAAGTTATTGTAAGACCATTACCACCACCTCCAGCTCCCGTAATAATTCAAAATATTATTGTGCCGAATGCAGATCCTCTGGCACAATCATTTACAGTAGACGAAACTGGTGCATTTTTAACATCAGTTGATATCTTTATGAAATCAAAAGATGTCAAAGAACCATTAACAGTTCAAATAAGAACAATGGAGTTGGGAACTCCTACTAGAGTTCAGGTTCAAGAATTTGGTGAAGTTGTATTAGACCCATCTCAAGTTAATATTTCTGATGATGCATCATTAGCTACAAATGTTAAATTCTCGTCACCTGTCTACCTTGAAGGGGGTAAAGAATATTGTATAGTATTACTTGCTCCAACATCAAACTCATATGAAGCATGGATTTCAAGAATGGGAGATTCCACAATTGAAACACAAGCATTACCAGACTCTGAAAGTGTGATTGTTTCTCAACAATACATTGGTGGTAGTTTGTTCAAATCTCAGAATGGTAGTATTTGGACACCAAGTCAGTTTGAAGATATGAAAATCAAACTCAATAAGGCTAAATTTACTACAACTGACGCAACAGCATTCTTCTACAATCCAGAGTTAGATTATGAAAGTCAGTTGGTTCCAGATCTTCAATCTAACGCTGTCAAATCTTATCCAAGAAAGTTAAAAGTAGAACTACAAAAGGTAACATCAAGTAGTTTAATTAATTCACTTGTATCTGGAGTTAAAATTACTGAAGGTAGTGCAACTGCGACTGCACCTATGGGTACTCTTGAGAGAGTTGGATCTGAAATTGCAACTTCAAACAATTCGTTATCTATCTCAAGAGTTGGTGCCGGATATTCAGATGGAGTTTACACGAATGTTAACTTGTTTGCAATTACTGGTGCTGGATCAAGTGCAACTGGTATTGTGACAGTAACTAGTGGTGTTCCAAGTGCTGTTTCAATTACATCTGGTGCAAAAGGTCATGGATATTCCAAGGGAGATATCGTTGGGCTTGCAACAGCAGATATGGTTTCTGGTGGAGGAGCACAGATCAGTGTTGATGCAATAAGTGGTGTTGATACACTATTTTTAACTAATGTTCAAGGTGAAGATTACACACTTGGTCAAGATTTAGTTGTTAATGGAACTTTGCATAGTAGCACACCTATTACAAGTAGCTCGGTGATTAGTGATTTATTCACTGGTAATGTTCTTGAAGTCACTCAATATGGTCATGGTATGACTGCAGGAAATAATAAAGTTGAAATATCAAATGTCTCACCAACCACTGAACCAGCTCCTTTAACTGCTGAGTTGGGACTGAATGATAACTTCATCGTTGTTGGATCTGGAAACACTTCTAAGTTTGCAACATTTGAGGGAATCACAACATCAAGAGGTTATGTTCAGGTTAATAATGAAATTATAAGATATGACTCCATTGGAATATCATCAATTGGTATTGCAGAAAGAGGAGTAAACGGATCTGCTATTCGTGAGCATGCGATAGGAAGTTTAGCACTTAGTTATCAATTCAATGGTTTATCATTAACAGGAATCAACACTGTTCATAATATGCCAAGTTCTGCGTTACTATCAAGTAAAAAAGATATTGACAACTACTTCATTGAAGTTCCAAGAGGTTCTGGTAGAACAGGATTACCTGACTTATCAGCAAATGATATTATGGCTTCATTTACAGATGAAAGGTCTGGTGGTGGAACTCAAATTCATGCGTCTAAGAACATTCAGTTTAACAATGTTCTACCAAGATTTAATACAATTCAACCCGGAAATACATCAATCAATTCACAAATAAGAACAGTAAGTGGAACAAGTGTTGGTGGTTCTGAGATCTCATTCTTAGATCAGGGTTATGAAAACATTGAATTGAATAAAGTCAATCCATTGACATCTACAAGATTAGTTGCTTCTCCTGTGAATGAAACAGAGAGATTATCAGATTTACCAAAAAATAGATCTACCACATTATCAATGAGATTTACAACATCTGATGAAAATTTATCACCTGTCGTAGATACGATGAATGGATCTCTTATATTTGGTAGAAGCAGGTTAAATAATCCTGTGTCAGATTATGCAAATGATGAGAGGGTCAAACAAAATGTTGGTGATCCACATTCGGGAATATATATTTCCAATCGTGTGGACTTAAAAACACCTGCAACATCAATAAAAGTTTTAATTAGTTCTGATAGAAAGACTTCTGCTGACTTCAGAACACTGTATAAGTTATTCCGACCTGATTCGGAAGGTATTGAGCAATCATATGAATTGTTCCCCGGATTTGATAACTTAACAGATACAGATGGTGATGGATTTGGTGATTTAGTGATTGATGGATCAAAGAACTCTGGTCGTGCAGATTCTAAGGTTCCAGCCAACACAAGCGGTGAGTTTGTAGATTATCAATTTACAGTCGATAATTTAACTGAATTTACTGGATTCCAAATCAAGATTGTATTCAACGGTACAAATGAAGCAGAAGCTCCTAAGTTTAAGGATCTTAGAGTGATTGCATTAGCATGATACCTGTAGAAGGACATAAAAATCTCTATCGAGATGAAAAATCTGGTGCGATTATAAACTGTGATATCACAGGATATAATATGTACAAGAAATCTAAACATAAGAAACAATCTCAACAAAGTCGTTTAAACGAAATGCAAAAGGAGATTGATGAACTTAAATCTCTTCTAAGCCAATTAGTTGAGAAACAGTCCTAACACATGAAACATAAAAGTATAAATATAACATAGATCATCATATTATTGAATAGATGGCAGCAGTATATGTCAGTAACCTTGTTATCAACACAGGTTCAACATTCCAACAACAGTTTGAACTAGAGAATGTATCTTCTAATTCTGCCTTGGATATTTCTGGATTCACTATCTCATCACAAATGAGAAAGCATGCAGGAAGTACAGGCATC